AATAGTACGTCACAATAGGTACACATGCCCACAGGTAGCCCGCTACGCACGCCCGCATACACCACACGCCATCGCTACCGGCTAGCTGATTCTCATAGAACAGGCCTACTTGTTCATAGACTGCACGCCTAGCCACGATGGTGGCCTGCACAGGATGGTTCCTAGGCTCTTGTTTAAGGTAGTCGAGAGGTCGGCAAGCAGATCGTATATCAGAGCCAAATCCTCTTTCCGAGAAGTTTGTGGCATAGGCAGACACCAAGTCGATATTAGGTGTAGCATCTAGATAGCCAGCTAAGAGTTCCAGATGATTTGGTAGCCAGAGATCATCACCATCGAGTCTGGCAATATACTTAGCACCTCTGGCTAACAGATCCAAAGTGGCGATGTTTCTAGCTGCTGGACAACCTGGACGATCAGCAGTCAGTATACTGATTCTAGGATCAGCATAACTGATTGCTATCTTCTCAGAGTTATCAGAGCAGTTGGACAGCACAATGGTGGCTATCCAATCTCCTCTAGTCTGATTGACCAGACTATCTAGTGCCTCACCGAGATACTTCTCCAGGTTGTGGCATGGAATCATCACCCCCACACACATAACACGCCTCCCTATCTACACGTTTGCCATACTTAAGGCATCTCTTTAATCTTACTGTACCACAGCATTTCTTGTTCTCGGTATAGTCCTCACGTACTGAGCACGTAGGATATGGCCTGACAGCCACGAATGGATCGCCATCACTGGGTATATACCCAGGTGGCGGTGTTGGAGCAGTGCCCCTACGCGGAGCTAGAAGAACACCCTTACCAATCTCTCTCCAAGTACTCATCAAGCCTCCGTGATTATCTTGAGTTTTGTCCGATTAGTCACGTTCTGATAGAGTTGCGCACCTATCCAGTACCTAACTTGTTCGCCAGCAGACATTGGGAATGATGCCTCCAGGTGTCCTACTATAGCCAGAATAGGGACATCCGTCATCGTCAACAAGTAAAGAACACTGCCTTCTGCAGCTTCTAAAACCGTCTCTGGTATTACCAAACTGGCTATGAGTTCCTGTGCAGCCGCTGACACAGTAGGATAGTTAGCGTACCCAAGTGTATTACGCCTTATCTTAGTTATCGCCTCATCACCGTTAGCTGGTGCACTAAGCGACCACCCGAAGATTAGGGATACTCGGCCAGGAGGGTTCAATGTATAACCGGCAGGAGGCGATATCTTTGAGGCCATTACATTTATCCTGGCCTCTATCAGATTAGAAAAACTAGGAATTGTAAATCTTCCTATCGTTACTTGGAAACCTGCAACTTGATTCCAGTTTGGTGTACCCTTAGTAATATAACCATACAACGAGTGAGTACCTGTACCTATACCTGCAGACCGAGAAGTATCCGCCTTCAGAAGGCTCAAGCCGCTCTCTAATGTAGGAAGTATATTGGCTCTAATTGTTTCTTCAACACTGCCAGACTGCGTGCCATCTCCGAGGAAGTACCCAGAGATGTATGTGCCCAGGTAGTGATCACTCTCAACGGTCGTCACGCTGCCACCTACATAGACCGTCAAGTCACCAATCATCCTATCATTCTGATTGGATGCTCTTATCGTCATGGCCCCGGCAGTAGTGCCTCCACTGACCGTGATGCTGATAGTCTGCGCCCCACTAACCCAGTCACCTGATTCCATAATCAATGGAGTCAGCACATCTAAGGCATCTGCCCGTTCATATAGACTAAGTGCACCATCAGTAGTTGGCGTGTAGTCTGTCCAGTTCGAGCCATCGCTATTCTTGGCTTGAATGGTCAGCGCATATGCCACTCCACGCGTTATGGTGTCTGCTCCACTGAGTTGGAAATATGGCACCAGGATATTGATCAGGAACCGTGAGTCAATACCATACTCTGGAATCTCCACCCTAACGTAGAATGGTCTCGTCGGCAGGTTCGGCCATCCTACTCTGAGTCTAGCACCTGTTCCAACGGTCTCATACTCACCGGCAACCATCGTTATATCGACAGTGTTGGCACTGATGTTGCCATCAGGTACGAATATCCATTGGAAGTAGGGGTTGCCAGCCTCATCGAGTAGACTCAATTTTGCAGAACCGTTAAAGGCGGCAACCACTGTCTCCTCATGGTCGACGAGCGCCAGGCTCATGTAGAACTCTTGATTCTGCGTGATAGGCTCAGTAGGATTACCAACTGGGTCGGCGAAGTCACCAGTGGCCAAGAACTGGACAGCGTATGGCCCACCAATGAACTCATCACCTAGCACAACTTCCTGCTCCAGCAGCATATCACAGACCCCAGTTATTTCGAAGGTCTCACCGAATATGGTCTCGAAACGGCGCAGCGGATCAGTGAGTTGAATATGCCCAAAGTCATTGAGTACACCACCACCGATATGAAAATCAGTCTCCTCGAACTCACCATTAGCGTCAGTTGTTATGGTGCTAATCAGCACATCATTCTGATACAGCTTATCTTCTCCAGAACTGGTGACTAATGCAATATTGATAGTGGCATTAGCCGGTAACTGCACGTCGATAGTACATGTATCACCGTCATCCCAATCAGCACGTGCCCCACCTGTAAGGGCTGTATGTGTGATAGTAGTCTCAGTATTGTCCGTAATTAAGGCTGATGCTCCAGAAGTATCATTATGTATCTTTGCCCCAACAAATAAGCCCAATGGGAAAGTAGCAGCACTATCAGTAAAAAATGTAGCATCATCGCCACCATCATGTGTACCTGTGCGTTTCTTAACACTGATCGTGAAATCAGCACAGCGGACAACGGCAGTGGGGTAGTCATCGAAGACCGGCACGATAGCCACGTCAATAATACTAATTGCTCGCGTTAGTGGGGTATTGACGAAATCCCCTGAAAATACCAACTTAACAGTATCGTCACCGGTACCACCCTCGATCTTAGCAGTAGTGAGACCACCAAATCCATGCTGCATATCGAAGTACGTCTTATCAAGTGCACCCGACTGCGGAAAGATTCCATCAGCACCGTCGGTAGCATCAAGCAAATCTATATACACACGCATGCTCTGGTTCACAGAGCCGAGACTACTATCTACTAGTTCAGCTTCAATAGTATACTCTACACCACGAACCCAAATATCAGGACAAGCAGTGATCTTGAGGTAGATATCTGTATCCTCATCAGGTTCAGGTTCCTCCTCCTCATCATCATCAAGATCAGTATCAGTCGGAACAATATAATCCCGCTCCTCTACATCATCAAATGGATCATCATCAGGCGGTGTATCGTCATCGCTAACGATATCATCAGGATCAACATCTGGATCACCATACCAGTAATCCTCACCATCTTCTGGTTGGCCATTACCATCTGTTTGACCGGTCAAACTGGCTAGAGTTGTAGTGATCTTGATTTGCGAATCAGCAGAGTTGTGATCTATCTCCTGTACTTCACCCTTCAATGTGTTCGTGGAAATATCACTGATTGCATAGCTAGCCTGATCCCAGGGTTCCAGCTTGAGGGCATCGAGGAAATGGTAGCCACTGATAGTTCGCCAGATATTTGCCAAACGGTAACCCCAAAAGTACGTGGACTTCTTTACGAGTGACTCTATGTTGTAGATAAAGAAGTCAACCTCTTCTTCAAATAAACCGAACTCATCCACATTCCTCTTATAGATGATTTCGTAATCAGGCTCAACATATTTGGTCGGTGTCTCAACCCAAGTTATGCCTCCAGTATGTTTGACGCCTCTGGAGTAGGTAACAGGCTTATGGTAGGCATAGTTATTGAGTCTGTATGACCCATCAAGACTGGCATAATATCGACGCCACTTAGCTGTCATCTCCGTGATAAGGTCATTGGTGCCGGTGATTCCGAAATCAACAGACTTCTCCTCAGTTGTGTCATAACCGAAAGTCATAACTGCTGTTCTACTCTTGGACAGGTAAACGATATACAACTTACCATCACGGAAGATCAGACCACAACGCGCCTGCCAAGCAATATCTGCACAGACATCAAGACATTCATGTTGTTCGAATAATGCAAAGTTAGAAGGATACGCAGCTAGTTCTGCTGCAACTGTGTTGAATGTAGTTGTGTCAATAGTGACACTTGTGAACTCCTCAACGAGGGTCTTGATTATGGTTGCTGTATTATTTCCAACAGTTGAGCGTAGGGAGATATACAGATCAGATTCCCAACCCTCATTGACTTTGTACTCAAGAGGCTCGTCAAGAACCAAGGCAGTCATGTTATACCCGTCTACGGCATAACTCAGATACTTCGTATAGTAGCGGGAAGGAACAACAGCAAATAACTGCTTACCTGTAATAGAATCCTCACGGAAAGCATAAACACCTACTATCTCATAGGATGTGTAGTAGTTGCAAAGATACGTCTCAGCGACAGAATCTTCCATAACAACACTCTCACCCTGATCCATAGAAGCCGTTATCGTGGCTGCACTACGTGCAACATATGACTTACTTGGTGTGCGGAACATATTAGGCAGATACGTGACGCCTGGATTATCTACACCAATCTGTACGACATAGTTAATGAGATTTGGCCAACCTGAACGCGGCAGTGCAGCTATCTCTATGATACTCCACTCATCTGTTACCAAAGTCTCTGTTCCCTCATTGAAGATGCCGCCACCAAAATTGACGAAAGGCGAATAGAAGGTAACCATGTTTCCAGAAACACCAACGACTCTGTTCGTGTATCTTTGACCGTGTTGATTTTCTATAAGAACGAAACGGTTATAGATACCAGCCGTGATTATAGAATCTGGAACCCAAGCTACGTATACATTTGTCTTCTGTGTTGAGTTAAATGGCCTAGCATCGAAAGCCGTTTCAACAGAATAGTGCGCGAGATTGGCCTCAAGGACTAGAAGGCAACCATCTATATCACTGCGTTGCACACGAATACGCACATCATTGATACGGACAATGATTTCGCCCTCTGGAAAACGCTCAAGATCTTCGACGTAAATCTTTGTATCCGAGTATACAGTATATCCTTCGGAAAGAATACTTCTAGCAGCCTTGAGGACATGGATAGCCGGCACATGTAGCACTTTGCCGAAACACATTGGCACGACCTGGCCAACAGCATCCTCGTCGATACCAACGATACTGTCCTCCGTCAACTCATAACCTATGAGTCCATCTGTGAAGACTGTATCAATATCTATTCTGACATCTCTATCGCCCTCTTTCCAAGTTACGCCAGTGCGAGTCGTACCGGAGAAAATGGGTGTTAGATCAGCAAGAGCCAAGCCACCGAAATACTGATAAAGCGTGCAGGGCACATTCTCCAGTACCTCGGTATTGATTAAGCCCTTGAGCACGCCATCATCATCAATAAGATTCACACCTACTGCGCCGAAATAACCGAATCCACGCTTTCTGATTTGCAAATCAGTTGTATCCACAGTACTGATCCGACCTTGAAAAGTCGTAGCACCTACTGTGAGTTGCTTATCAGCATAGTACACGGTCCCAGATGACCACTCGACTTTGAGTACAGTGATAGGTTCACTGCCACGGTCCTTGGCAACTTCGGTTACAACGGCGCTAGTAAGTGTTTTCATCCATCCCCTTAGTCTAAGTTAATAGGCCAACTGCTATTGATACCACGCTTCTCTGTTCATACTGCCCTCGACGCCGTGAGTTTGTAATTCAACGATACCACATTGGTATCTACGACTACCACACTGCCACCATCTAGGAGACCTGTAGACCAAAGTATCCCTGATGTACCAGCAGCAACCGAGCAAATGAAGGCACCGAAAATCTCTGTCGAGTCATTGATTGTGAAATCACACGTGCCACTGGTCTGGATAATCTGACTAGCTGCGGAGCCGCAAACTACCGCTTTCCGCGAGCCAGTATAGGCTGTGACCTCTGTCCAAGAATGGCTGGCGAGTGTGTCGGCATTAGCCAAGGCACCGGTTCCTACAAGTCCCATATACCATAACCTGCGCACACCCGTCTCTTTAAGATGTGTATCAAGGATGGCGTTGAGTCCCTCATCGACTATCGCGTTCTTGAATTGAGCGATGTATACACCATTGATATACATCGTGAACATGCCACCTAACTCTAATCCCTGTCTCATCATACTTCCTCCAATGTCATGCTGATTGTCTCTTTATCTGCACCCAGCTGTGTTACCACGTATTCACCACTAGTCAACCTGACATTGTGACTAGCACCCAGATGATCGACATAGGTAAATGCCTCGTCACGATGATTCGCAAGAAAATCTACTAAATCTGCCATTTGGCCATTACAGTTCAGTAGCGTAAATGACAGATCGAGGAGTATATTCAACGGCTTCCTGATGAATGAGTGTGCCACATTACTCATTGACCAACGAACAGCCGTCTTCGGCCACCTGATTCTAGAATCCTCAAGATCGGGATTCCTCACGATGACAGAATCAGGGGCTTTGCTAAATGTGACCATACTATGACCCCCTTAGCATATCGAAGACTACTGTGTAACTGCAATGATCCTTGGCGGTGATTATATCAACACTCTCTTGGTTGATCAAATAGTTGCCACTAATGCCCGGTGCAACAACAGCTACCAGTTGACCCTGTGCTGATGTAAGTAGCGACAACAGAGCCGTAATAGCAGCCGTCTTGTTCAGTTTGCTTGTCAAAGACAACTGTTTCTTTACAGCCCTATTAGCGGGGCATGAGAACCTATTAGCCCGACTCCGATTACGGGATTGGATGATTCCAGGATCATGCGTCACAGAATCATTCCACTCTGGGTTCCTAAGAGTCACAACTGTTGCACCGTATGTCAAGGTCATTCCAACAGTCCTCCATACTGTGCCCTGCGAATGGTGCTAACAACATTCGTGGCGACAGCATCATCAGCCCCATTGATAGTTACATTGACATTACCAACAGCATTGTTAGTTGTATTGCTGCTAGTCGGCCTGTTCCTGCTAGTAGGTGCTGGTGTTGATACAGGACTCTTCATGAAGTCAGTTAATGTCTTGAGATTCCTGGTAAACATACCTATTGCATTAGCTGCTGCATCTGCCGGAGCTATAACATCTTCCAAACCACTTGAAATCTCACCGATAGTAATACCGTATCTGTCCATGAGTTCTCTATTGCCCTTGAGTTCCTCAAGACGTTCCTCTATTACTTTCTGCAGTGATATACCAGTTGCTTCATTTTGCTGCAGCAGTATTTGCGTATCACGAACCAGTTCCCTGGCAGTTGCTAGCCGTTCCGCAGATTCCTCGATGAACTTATTACCACCAAGTGCATTCAGACTGCGTATATTTGCATGATAAGTTTGTGTGGCCGTATCAAGAGGGCTCTTTATAAAACTCTGACTACCTGTTCCTCGGACGCCAGTAATCCCTCCTTTATACTTCTCCATCTCCGCTCTGGCACGATCGGCTTCCTGCCTGTACCAGATAGCATTTGCAAGTTTGGTGTTTGTGTATTTATCTTGCTCTAGCGTGCCTACTAGGGTTTTGTGCCTAGTAAGTTCTGCCCTCAAATTGCCAGTCTCTTCTCCAAGTTGTTGTACAGCAGACGTAGCCTCATCGAGACTCAGCTTTAGCAGCCTGGCTTGCTCGTCAACTACATTGCTTACGAAGGATCTCTCAAGTCCTTGACGCTCTACGGCCTGAGTACGCATCAGTGTTTCACGTTGCTTGGGAGCTATATTTGCGCCCACAGCAGATGCTGATTCATAATACCTCCTCCAAGCATCCTCGCGAGATTGCATCTCTTTATCGAAATCCTCACGCGTATTGAGTTTTTTGCCAGCCTCTTTAGCATCATACCGTAGCATCTGCTCATAGTTAATACGGTATTCAAGGAGACTGATTTCAAGATCATTACGCGCTTGGATTTGTGCCATCTCTTTATCGTGAGTCTCTCTCTTCATCTCCATTATTCTGATCTCTTGATTCTTGTAATACTTGAGATACTCTGACTGAGCGTTGAAGTCTGGCTCAGCAAACGTTTTACCAGTATCTTTCTTACCAGATTTGGCTATATCCCTCTCTTTACGGGCTATGTCCGCAAGCTGTTCTCTACGCTCCTCTACGTCTTTGATATTTTTCAGTTTCGCGTGCATTACATCAAGTTCAAAATTCTGTTCAAGTAGAGAGTCTCGTTGCTTCTTTTGGGACTCCTCGACATCCTTGTTGTTCTTGAGAATATCCCGCCTCAACTGGTGAGCTTGACCGATTAGACTCAGCTGCTCCTGAGAGTACATCTGGAAAGCTTCAAAACTGTTGGCCTTATCAGCCAGAGCACCGATCTGCTTGAGTCTAGTAATTGTGAGTTGGTACTGCTTATCCAGATCCTTATCTTCGAGACTCAAAGAGAATAATGTTTGTCCCGCCGCGAACTTGCTATCTCCTATAGCCTTAGTCATCTCTTTCTGCAGGTCTTGATACTTGTCGATTGCAGAATCAATAGAGTCAAGATGCTTGTCAATAGACTTGTCGATAGCATCAAAAGCCTTCTTGCCCTCAGCCCCCAGAAATTCCAATTCAGCGTCAAGTGTACTATACTGGGCATTGATCTCACGGCGATAGGTAGCAGTAGCGGCGATACCTATTTTCCTCATCTGCAATATAGTGCTTTCAACATTTTTGATGAGTTGAGCATCGGTCTTGAGGCCATTCTCGATAAGTTCTTTATTGGCATTATCTATAACAGCCAAAGCTTCCTTTGTCGCCGTTATAGCAACCTGCCTAGAACGTGCAAGCTGTACAAAAAAGCCACTGAGAGCAACAAAAGCCAATCCAGCAGCACGGCCAGCAGGTGTTAACTTAGTCAAGAAGGCAAAGCTAGATGTGGCAATCTTGAGCCCACCAAGAGCAAGACTAAGCATAAATATCGAGTCAATAAGTATCTTGACTACGACATCAAGATCTTTAACACTTTGTGACATTTTCACAAAGGTATCCGTAAAGAATCCACCATAGTCCGAGATAAAGAGCTCGGCAAACTTAGCCTTGAGTTTCTCGACTTCCTTAGCAGTTGTCTGCATATTGCGTGTCACAGCTGCCTCGAAACTGGCCATGGAGTCTTGCATGCCATCCAAAGCTGTATTGTATTTGCGACGACCCGTAGCACTTGTAGCAGATATGATAAGTGGCAGACCTCGTACCAGAGGCATCAACTTAGCCAGTGCAGTCGTACTGCCCTCTGCATAGTCCTGGAAGAGTTTGAAAGTACCTGTTAAACCCTTTAGCATAGTGAAATCTTCGGCGTTTGCAAATCCGCCTTCTGCTAGTAGATCCTGCAGCGCCTCAGTAGGCTTAATGAGTTTCACCATTACGCCACGCAACTGTGTGGCAGTCCTGTTGAACTTCATACCTTGATTAGTAAGTGTTACTACCGTGGCCAGAACTTCATCGAAGCTGATACCGAGTTGGGAGGCCATGATGACAATATCACCCATTGAACTGTGCATCTCCTTCAAACGGACGCGACCCAGTTCAACAGTCTTGAAGAGTTTTGCAGAGATTTCGTCAGCCATACCGATATGCAGACTGTAGGCATTAATGACAGACGACAAGGCGTTGACTGATTCTGTAATCGTAGAGACAGTAGACGTACTCAACTTGGCAGCACTATTCATGAAGAATAATGCACCTTCACCGAAGGCCACCTGGTTAGACGTAGCCTGATAGATACCCTCAGCTACATCTCGCCACTGCACGCCCCAAGTCTTAGCGATACTAAAGATGCCGCGTTCCCACTGTTCGGATGTCAGATCTGCCTGCAGTGTCTGTGAAATCGACCGTATTTCACCAATAGCCTTTTGCAGTTCGAGAGATGCAGAGATTCCATCACGGAGCGAGGAGGTCAAGGATGCAAATGCGCGGTGGAAGACCTGTACAGTGAATAGTCTGGCCAAACTATGCCAAGAAAGAAGTAGCGTGCTAGTGTGGATACTGGCGCTCTGGACATTCTTAGATACGGTCTTTGTACCACTGACAGATGCTGCAATAGCCGGATTGAGAAGTTGCCAATCTTGAAAGAGCCTCTGACTAATTGCTTGTGTTCCCGTACCCGCTGCCATAGGGGTGCCAGTGAAGTTGGCCGGAACACTTCTAAGCGCCAGCATAGCTGCTCTCTGTGCAAGAGCAGCATTAGCGGCCTTATAGGAAATCTTCACGAAATTATCAAGGTAAGTAGTTGAACTCTGTACTGCATCACTATAGTTCAGAATTATGCGTGTACCATCATCGAGTAGACCAGATAATCTTGAAACCTGCAACTGAGAGTTTCCAGAGGCCAGATCAACCCATTTCTGCGTAACACCTTCAAGACGTACAAGACTACCAGCCACTCTAGTTAGGTGGTTCTCAAAGCTCTGCATCTCCTTGCTTAGTGCTCTAGTATTAGCAGTAGCACTATCAGCATTGAATAGAAATTTTACTTCGCGTGTTGCCTCGGACATGTTAGCCTCCGAATTTTATGAAACTGGGATTTGCTAATAGTTCATCGATAGACTCTGAGGCAGCCTCAACAAAGGCCTCATCCATTTTCTCAAGGACACCCCAAGATGACTCATGAGCACCCCACTGGAAAATGTTGATAGCCTGGGAGAATCGAAACACCAGGCGACCTAGACGTCCATACTGGATAACAGTGTATCCATCACCCTCCTGTGTGCCACGTTCGGAATTGCGCAGTTCACCTGGATGATATTCACCATCCATACTCATCCAACCCTTGCGCTCACGGGCACCGGCATAGCTGCTAATTGTACGGTCGCCAATCTCGTCAGCCGCTGGAATAAGGGAACCGCGTGTCATGCCAGTATCTTCACCCATAGCAGCAAAGCCCGCGCGTAATGCAGCTTTGACAGCCTTGACAAATGATTTCCGAATCAGGTCTACGTCTTCCTGATCAATAACGACCTTGCCATACGAACGGGGGTCACGGCGTACCCCCGTTCGCATCACCCAACCTGTGTCTTTGATCGGCATCGTTATTTCAACATCTTTCCTGTCGCCATGTATGAACTGAGTTGATCTTCCTCATGCTCTCTCAGTGACTCATAGGCCATAAGTTCAATCTGTTGTGGCGCTTCTATATCTTCCCATCTATCACCAGTCATCGGAGGCCTAATTCCGAACCGCTCGCACACCCTGTATACCGTGTACAGAGCGGTTCGGTAATTCGGTATTACGGAATGAAGTTCTCCGCCTCCTGACCAGCTAAAAAACGGTTCTTCGCATCATCAAAAGCCTGCTGACTAAAGCCGTTGACAGTGAGTACAGCCGACATGATCTGATCAAGCTCGCCAGGAGGCATGCCTGTGGCATCAAGTTCAATGTACGAGTTCTTCCAAGTTGTAGGATCATCGAAAACAACAGTGTCCCAAACCAGTTCAGTGGTAGCTGCCAAAGATTGAATAAGAATCCAAGCGGAACGCTTCTCAGCCCATTCCTGGAGTTCTTTCTTGTACTCAGGGTTCTCCACATCGGTGAATCGTGTGCCACCTGGCTTAACAATTTCACCAGCCTTAGGTTTCGGGCACTTCTCGTTAAACGCCGAGAAATCCTTGACGCAACGAACCTTCAGTATAATATCCCCACTGTCACGCGGAAGCACGACAATACGTTCGGGTACACCATCCAACTTTTTATCTGCAATCTTCATCTTAGTCTCCCTCTCTCTATGATCCTAGGACCATCCCCACAGTGGGGATGGTCCCGGACCTCGCAACGTTAGCTGTTCGCCGAGCGCACCACAGTAGCCTGAGATGCATTGCACTTACCGGTGCAGGCAACCGTGCCCGCACGCGGATCGTGGTTCATCGTTTCCCAACGGAAGTCAGGAAGGATGATCAGTTCCTGATTGCCGCAAGACGACGGTGTCGGCTTATTGAGGATGATCAGGTCAACGGCATACGGACGGCAGGCATCGGAATCCGATGATTTCCAGCCAGCCGAAACCGCCAGACCAATGCCCTTGATCGCTTCCTCAACAGACGGAGTAGGCGATGCACCACGGAGGTATGTCCACTGCATATCCAGCGACACATCCATAGGCTCGTCATCACCCTCACGGACTTCATCGAGGATTCCACGATCACGCGTGTACTCAATAGTCCGTTTCTCGTCATAGGTGAGGTTACCATCACCGATCTTCACAGTAAGCAACTTCGGCGAACCAGATCCGTCCCGAATTTGCATCGTACAGTCCCGAAGTTGGATCTGTGCGTGTACCGCATACCACAGTTCATTATACATAGTTCTCACGCCTCCTGAAACTCGTAGATCACGGTTATTCGTGATCTATCGAGGTGTTCCGCTGGACTCATAGCGCCCAAGCCTTCTATGAACATATCCGCTTCATCGGGTTGCAACACTAGGCAACCCAGGCCAGTCACACCGTCATATACGGGTATGTTGTTCAGTGCCGCAGCCACAGCGCCTACTGCTTCCTGCTGCGTATATACGTTGGTCGTTGATTTCCGAATCACCTGTATGCCTACAGTATAGGTGAGTCGTAACGGTGTGACCAAACGAATCCTGGGTCCTAGAATGGCAAGCTCAACACGATCACCCTCGTAGTTGCTTTGAGTAGTGCCCCTAAGCACAAACTCAAAACCTACAGGAGTCCAAGTCTCCACAGCTTTACAGATGGCCATGTAGCAAAATTTTGGTAGATTTGAGTCCATATTAGCGGGCATCCCTTACTACACAACTGTATACTGAGCTATCCACCGTATCCAACTCATCGATGAAGTGCTCCACATTGTCTATCAAAATGATGTCGGCTTGCGTCAGAGAAATGTCGCCGGTAGTACCTGTGGCGAGACGGTAAGCCTGAGAGAGTTTGGACTTCCTAATATATACCTGTTGCCTGACACGATTGCCATTGGCCTGAGGAACCTGTACCAGCTTCTCCTTATAACGCTTGACGAGACACAACTTGATTTCAAGATCAACATGACTCTGAGTCTTATCACCTGTCGTGTAGTTGTAGGTCGTTGCACTGACCCTACGGACGTAGATTGTCCTACCGAACTCACGCTCTAGGCTAGGCAGTATATCAGTTGCTGGTCTCATCTTTA